CTTTGGTTTCTAAGTCTATAGAAACTGTTTCGTATTGAGATAGATCAGGAAAACTTTGAGGAGGTGTCCAATCAGAGTCCACATTACCCCAAGACATATCTTTTATATCTTGATCTAAAAAATGATATTGATCATTTGTCATTTATAATTTCTCCGCCTAACGCAGCATATCCGATAATATCAACCCAGCTATCATCGTGTTCTATTGTTTCTGCTAGTCTAGCTAATTTTACACCAACCATACAAGCTACAACTTCTTGTGCCGTAACATCTCTAGCAAGTATAACAGACCATATCTTGGCTATTCTTTCGTGATTAAATTTAGCAGGTCCATATTCTTTGGCTCTCGGTCCATTGATTAGTTTCTCTGCCTCATCTAAAAAATATTTTCTATTCTTTTTCATATTTCAAACCTATATTTTGTTGTTGATTCTATTAGGTGCAGTGTTTTTTTAGCACGAGTTATGCCCACATAAAAAGTTCTGATCTCGGAGTCTTGGTCTAAACTTTCTACGCAAGCCTTTGTGGAATCTAATAAAACAGCTACATTATCTGCCTCTCCACCTTTTGCTTTGTGTATTGTAGATATTCTAATCCTTGGACTACCTGTTAATATCTTTTCTCCCCGTCTTCTAACAGACATGATATATGCTGTTTCTTGATCAGACACACTTAAAACTTTCTGCCACGGCACGAAATTATTTGCTGTAAACTCACACAATCTTTCTAAGTTTCCTAATGAGTATCCCTCATCGGGAGGTCTTTCGCTGTTAACGTCTGCTAAAGAATACATCAACTTCCTACCTGCTTTTGTTATATAACTAGGATTAATTAATTTTGAAAAAGGTTTTAACAAATCAGCAGGCACTGATGCTCCTCGTTGTAACTTAAGCCACAACTCTATAGCATTTAATACATTTGGAGATATAGACCAACCTGTGCCTTCTCTCCAATAAAGATATCCTTCTTCTTTCATACGAACACAAACTTTATTTGCTATGTAATTTGTTCTTGCAAGTATCAGCCATTCGCCATTGGTCATATCAACATCTAAAATATCTCTATGCCAAGTTATTGTGCCGTCTTTACTAGTAGGTTTCCACTTTTTAAGTTGTCTAAGAGAAAGTTTTTTTATCAAGTTTTGTGAAAATTCATGAACAACATTCGGAACTCTGTACGATTCTTCTAAAATCATTTTATTTTTACTTGAACCTAAAAAATCTTCTATCCTAACACCCATCCAAGAGTATATAGCTTGATCGTCATCTCCAGCATAATACACAGCCTTTGAGTTTGGCACTAAAACTTCTTTTACCATTCTCCATTGCAGAGGTGCTAAGTCTTGTGCTTCATCTATAATTAATAAATCAAACTTTGGACTAGATCCCTCTCGTATAAATTTTTCTATCATATCTACAAAATCTAACTTATCTTTTGCTGTTTTGTAATCTGTGTAAGCTTTATCTAAAATTTTAAGCTGTTGCCAATGTAAAGTATGATCCCAAGTATCATTGAATTGTTGTTCTAGTGTAACTTCTCTAACACGAGCCATCTGAATAATAGACATATATCTGTCGCCACCTGCACCTATCTGAAACAAAGGACCATCTTCTAAACCAACAGTAGGGTTAGTTCTAAACTCCAACCCAACTAGTTTTCCTAATTCGTTATAGTCAGATCCTTTGAAAACTTGTCTTGTAGTCAAACCCATCCAAGTAAATGCTAGTGAGTGTAATGTTCTAAAATACGACATTTGATCTGCATTTAAATTTAGCTCTCCCATAG